TGGCTTGTAGTGGATTACCGACGGCATACAAGCGGTGGAAAAGTCATAGTGCCTGGGAAGACAGTGTTCGCCCAGCGCAACGCCACATTAAAGACGGAAAACATCCTCTTGTGACGAACGCGCAGAAAACTACTGTCGCGACAGACGCTGTGATAACCAACGGTTTTTTTACGAAGATCGTCAATTATTTCATTGCTAAGTATCCAAAGGAGCGTGATACTGAGCCTCTGACTGAACATGAAATGATCAATGGGAAGGCACCAATGATTGAGATTGACATTACTAAATCACCAGGCTTTATATCTAAGTGGTTTCAGAATGGCAAGCGGGAGATCTTTGATGTGGTGCCGCGTGAAGGCGGACAGGATCTGGTGTGGTCGGATAAGAGTCGAACGTTTGATATACCTGCGTATGGGTGTAGTTTTGTTGAGAAGTTGCGTGACACGGAGGATAAGCTGCAGGAAGGTATAGTGCCTCAACTGTTGTGGGTTGCTACCAATAAGGACGAATTGCGACCAGTGGAGAAGGTTGCTCAGTGTAAGACGCGTGTGTTTGAGCAGCCGCCTCTTGAGTTCACATTGTTATGTCGTAAATATTTTGGAGCCTTTTTGTCGTGGATAAAGGCAAACCCAGGGTTTATGACTCATTGTGGAGTTGGAGCGGATGCTGAGACATATTGGGCTTATTACTATGAGCAATTGGCTAGTGTTGGTCGTCGCGCGTTTGATGTTGATTATAGTAACTATGACGGGTCAGTTACGGCGGCTCAGTTTGATTTCTTTCGCAACGTGACAGACGCTTGGTATGGGATGGAGAACAGAGTTGTTCGCCATGGCTTGTTGCATGTGTTGCAGTTTTCATATGTCATCGTAGGGGACAACGTGATGAGAACTGAGCAGGGTAACAAGTCAGGTAATCCCATGACTGACGTGTTTAATAGCGTTACGAACGTTTTTGTGCTGCTGGTGTCGTATTTGGTGGGGCGCTACGAGGCGGGTTTGACCCCGGATTTACGCGATTTTGATAGAGACGTTCGCATGGTCACTTATGGTGATGATGTGATAGCGTCGGCTGATGATTCGACGTTGTTGTATTTCAATCGTCTAACGGTAGCCTCAGTGGCTGCCGTGATGGGTATGAAGGTTACTCCAGCTAATAAATTGGCTGCTCTAACTGCTCATGAACCGTTGAAGGATGCGACCTTCTTGAAAGCACACTTTGTCCCTATGGGGGGCATTGTTGCCAAAAGGTTGCCGTATGAAACGGTTTATAAGCAGCTGCAGTGGATAAAGAAGCAGAATGTGAGTGATTTTCGAAT